CAAAACAAGCGACTTGATATTAGATCGCGCTAATCGGCTGTTCAAGGCCTATAGCAGTTTTCGGAAGGGCAACCTTAGAGCAGTTGCCAAGCATCTTGGGTTAACCAAAGGGACACGTCACAATACGTGGCTCGAGTATAAGTACGGCTGGACGCCGCTTCTACTGGAAACCAAGGGTGCAGCTGAGTTCTTCGCTCAGCAGACGCTAGGGGGACGACCGCCTCGCTTCTCCGTTGTGGCCACGAACATCGATGAGATGAGCGTGAACCAGAGCGGGGCTCTTGAGGGATGGCCTAGCCTGACGCGTACGGTAACCTATGCGCGCAAGTGCAAGGTGAAGGTGTGGTGCGAGGTGTCCAACCCGCGCTTCAACCAACTGCAGCAGATAGGTCTAACAAACCCTCTGTTGTATGCCTGGGAGGTGATTCCTTTCAGCTTTGTTTTCGACTGGTTCGTTTCAGTCGGGGACTGGTTAAAGGGATTATCGGCCTTGCATGGTATCACCGTACAACGATCCATGCAATCGTTTGAAAAGACTCTGGCGTTTACCAGAGATGCTACCTTTCCGGCGCAAGTGGTGGGGGGAACCTCATACACAGCGTACGGGAGCAGTGTCTTCGGTGATTATAGAGCCTATCAGCGATCGAGCTATGTTGTCGACCCACTGGCGATTCATCCACCTGTCCAGTCGAGCCTTAGTTGGCAGAAACTGGTCTCCGGGTTGGCTCTGATTCGCTCTAATTCCCGACGGTTTTCTTAGTCGGGCTAATCCTCCAACGTGTAAGGAGTTACAAATGGCAGCAGCTGCCGATCTGACGCTCAAGAACAACGCCGCCGCGAACGTCACCTACAACGTCTATGCCGTGAGGCCGGACGATGTGGAGTGGACGGAAGCGGGCGCGACGTCGATCCTGGGCACCAGCCGGGCCCGTCTGAGTCGCAAGATTCCGACGGATCAGGCTCGAGGGGTTTACCGTACCAACGGTGTGCTGACCCGTCCCGTCATCAACGGGACGACCGGCGCTCTCGATGGCACGCTCACCTTCAAGTTCGAGATTCTCCG